GGGAGCTTTACCTTCCATATGCTTTGAATACTTTACTTTACTTAAACCTTGCTTTAAAAGCTCTTCCTGTCTTTCACTCGACCTTACACCCTCAATAATTGTAACATCCATAATCTTAATTAACTCATTAAGGACGCTTACTAATCTAGCATCTACACCCTTTAAGCGTTCTTTAGACTTTTTTCCGAATCTAAACATTGTATTAATTATACATAATATTATATCATCTTAACAATACTAAATTAAAATTTTGCTCCGGTCATCCAATTATAGGTCTTTTTAAACTTTCTATAGACTTGACTTTCTTTTGTATCTACCATCTTATCTTTTTTAGTTTTTTGAGACTTAGGTGGTTTGGCAAAGTAGTCTGCATAATATAAACCGTCTAACAAGTCATCGTGTTTTGGCTTAGGATGTTCAAAAAATTCATCTACGATTTCTGTCATGTGCCTGTATATGTACAGTTTTTTAGAATTAACAATTTGACCAAGTGCTGTTTCAAGTCTATCTTCTTTTTTTATTCTAGCTGGTGGTTTTACGCCTTTAAATATTCCGGGCATTAATCTTTTTTCTTTTACAGACATTCGAGTTACCATATCCCTTACCATTTCTTGTGCCGCAACTGTTTCGATTGTCACTCTTCTTACTGGCGAGTATTTCTTTGCATACTTAATAATTTTTGATGGAATATCAAATGCCGGGATTCTTTCCCTAAAGTAATCTAAAATATATCTGTTTTTGTTTGCATCAATCCCCATAACTAAAATAACTTGATAGTCAGAAGTTTCACTTGCGGTAGCAGCCAAATCAACTCCAATATACACATTGACGGGAATTGCATCTTCACCTTCTATGATGTAAGGCATATTGCCTTGAGTTTTAAAAACACCATTGTAATATTGTATTCTATCTATTTTAAATGCAGCATTACTTACGTCACGTGCATCATTCATATACTCCTGTGCAAACTTATTGACTAAGCCAGCCTCAATAAACTCTCTTTTCTTTGACTCTAATTTTTTAGTAGAAAACTGAGATTCCCACAAGGGTTTGCCATTTTCAATCGCTCTGTAAAAGTTGACATCCCAAGGATAGGGTCTTTTTTCTTCTACTGCTTTTCTGTAACCATCATACGTCATTTGTAAATAAGAGTCAAAATGTACGATTGTACCAGATAACCATATCCAACCTTCATTACCCGGAGTTTCTTCTAGTGCTGGGTATACTGTGGATACAATCCATTTTTTTATATCAGCTCTACGTTCTGGTGTTTTTGTATTCAACTCAGACTCAAAGTCATCAAGGACAATACCTGTATAACGAACATCTACTTCTGCACGACCCCTAAGTCTTTGAGATGTTCCTTTTGAGATAACCCTATCCCCTTTTGTTGTGACAATATCCTTTTCTGTCCATCGCTTACCAACTGTTCCTCCATCCATATTACCAAAATAATATTTTATCATCTTATTGTTTTCAAAATGAGACCTTAAATATTTTAAATGGTCAATAGATTGACTTTGTTCTTCTGATACCCAAGCAATAAAATGTTGACTATCATCTTTTGCAAAACAAAGCTTGTGCATAATCGCTGCTTTAGCGATAACAGACTTCCCATGACCTCTGGGTATGATATTGCATATACGAGCACCGGGTTTAGTATCAATCATTTTTTTAGCCATTTCGTAATGAAAGGGTGCTGATTGTGATTTGTTTAAAAAATCTTTAGGCAAAAACGCTCTGCCAAAATAAATTAAATCATTAAATGAGTTTTGAAGCACGAGGTCTTTACGCTTCATTTCACTTGGACTAGGGTTTATATTAAAATCACTCAAGCTTCACCTGTAACTTGACTAAATATATCGAAATCCCCTATTATTAAAATTCTATCTTTTAAATCAAATTCGCTATTACATATCTTACAAACCCAACCTTGAAGATTATCGTCTGAATTTAAAACTGGTATTTTGTTCATTATGTCAAAAGCAATAAGCTCACAATCACAAGCCGGACAATGAGACGCTCCGTATATTAATTGTTCTACTTCTTCAATTTTAGCAACTCGTATTGGAATCAATATGCTAGTTTTCCTCTCCACTTGGAAGAACTCCTGTCTTAAACGCATTTAACTTTTCTTTACTGAAACCAGTAAACTCTTGTATCAATGCAACAGACTCGGATTTTTTATCTGTATTTAACAAACCAGATATTTTCATAAGCGTTTCTATTGCCCTCAACTTATCAGAATCTTTAGCATCTATCTTCTCTATCACTTGTTTTGTTTGTTCTAACAAATATGTTTTTGTTATTCCACTATCACTTAGTAATACTTCTATTTCTTTATCAATCAACTTCTTTACCTTTTCACTTTTTAATAATACTTGTATTCTTTGTTTTGCATAAAGCTCACTTGTACATTTTGGATATGCTTTCTTGTATGCTTCTAATGGTTCGATACCAGAAGCGATATATTTTGCAAATATTCTTTTTTGAGTTGACAAAGAACCATCGAGCGTTTTTTGATACCATGATACTTTACCAAATCTCCATATATCTTTTACTGGCTCTCCACCAAAAAATTTTGTTTTATTGCAATTAACCATTCCCAATAAGGTTCTAATATACTGGCTTCCGTCTCTATTAAGCTTATCAATATAACCACGCTTAATAACCATAGTAACTTTACCATCATCCGATTTAACCCAATCACCTTTTTGTGCAGTTCTCCAATCTTCGTGTAGTTTTTTCTTTGGATTGTGCTTATAAAATTCTTTTTCGTTTTTGTATAGGACATATTTCTCTCCCTTTATGGTTCGCTTATACATAAACCACTAACACCGAATCTTACCAACCCCCGGCACATCATCACCAAACCTCTGTTCGTACAATAAATCACCATCGGTCAATATCTCAAATTCTTCTAGGCACCGCCCCCTTGACACCAACTCCATTATTTTCGCTACGCAATCCTTATCTGGATTTAATATGTCAGACAACCTTATCTCTTCTGATAACCTTTTTATTTCATTTAGGTGAGTAAAGGTATCATCGTTCTTATATGTTTTGCTCATAGATTAATTTAGCCTAAAAGCTTTTAAATGTAAAATGATTTATAATAAAACTCTATTTTAGAGATTAGAGATTTTAAAACTCTACAATTAGAGAAATGACGTAGTAATATAGTATTTACTATATTATATAATATAGTACCCGGTAAGTTATAATATAGTAGTATAGTATTAACTATATTATATATAACTAAGTTATATAAAATAGTATACAGGTAAAATCAATACAACAGAAAAATTCAAAAAATTTAAAAAAAATATTTTAGTATGTGTGTCTTTCTTTTATTTTGTAGTGGTACTCCCCTCTTTCGGTTTTGGGTTGTAAAAGTTGAATTGAAAAAATCGTTTTAGTCTAGGTAGGTTAAAAAAGCTGTATCAAGTAAGTACAATATAATTAAGTAGATAGGTAAGTATTTGGATATGTCAAAAAATAGTATTAAACTTAATCAAGTTTTTTGAAAATTTGTTATTTGATATCACGTGAACTAATCCATTTAATGCGTGTAATAATGGAGGGTATCAGACCGGTTTATGCAGTACATAAATTGGAGTTCTAAACATTAATCAATAATAAAAAAGAGGTATAGTAGTATGAATATGTTTAAACAAATCAAAGAGTCAATTTCAAATAAATCAATTCATGATTTTATGAAATTTGCTGAGCCAAAAGATGTATGTATCATCTGTAAAAAAGAATATCCTCCAAGTTCATTTAATAGAGGATGTTCCAATAAAATATGTCATCAATGTTTTGATGACTTGGCTAAATGTGTTAGTTGTGGTAAACGTTCGGTTAATCTCAACAAGCATGGTATTTGTAAACGATGTTTACATGACACTGCTTATGTCAATAGCTATGGACATAAACCTAAACCAATGTTTCACCGGGTTTATAAAGATGATGTTATCTGTACTGATATACAAGGGAAATACTTGCATTTTGGAGTAGAACTGGAGACAGATGCTCATGGATATATAAAAGGTAATTCCTTAGCTTCATTCGTTCGTTTAATCTCTAAAGGGTTAAGCGGTAGGGAATGTTTGTTATATGTCAAAGAGGATTCGACTTGCTATTATGAATTTGTGAGTCATCCTTTTTCATGGAAGTATTTAAACACATTTGGGAAAGATATTTTCCAAACATTGTTTAAAGCTTTGAGACAGGATAATTATTCTGGACATAATGGACAAGATTGCGGCATGCACATTCATGTATCTAAAAAAGCGGTTAAACGTACATCATTAATGAAAATATTATCCTTAATGTATAATCCGGATAATTACCAATTCATTTTAGATGTTTCTCAACGAACAGATTCAAGGTTGAACGAATGGGCAACCCCGCAATTATCTAGACATTTTCTCTATGATATTCCTAATCCATATAGCTATTTAGCAAAGTTATCTTTTGATAATGAGACTAGCGAAATAGACAGTTATATGGGACGTTCGGTTGCTGTTAATCTGCTACCCATGAATACGATAGAGTTCAGATTATTTAGAGGAACACTTAATTACAATTCTTTTATTAAGAATTTAGAATTTGTAAAAAGTGTTATTGATTGGTCTAATGTCGTTTCATGGAATACAGCTAAATATAATAGCTTAACATCATATCTTAAATTCTTAAAAGAAAATCAAAATAATTATACAGAATTATGCTTTTTTCTTAAAAGACGTGGTTATGGTAATTTTAAAAATGCTAGTGATAAAATGACTAGAAAGCATTTGACAAACTTATCAAGCCTTAGATATGATTCGGACACAAGGGAGGTAATTTAAATGTGTATAATCGCAACTAAACCAAAAGGTATCTTTATTTCAAAAGAGACCGCAAAAAACTGCTTTGATAATAACCCGGATGGAGCCGGCTTTATGTTTTCAAATGATGATAGGTTATTTATCCGAAAAGGGTTTTTTGATTTTAACCGCTTTTGGGCATCATATACTCAAGCCATGATTAAATATGATAATCCAACGTCAATTCTTCATTTTAGAATTACAACACATGGATTAACAGATAAATTAAATTGTCATCCTTTTAGGGTCAATGATAATCTTGGCTTTGCTCATAATGGTGTTATTCACTTTGTAGATACACATAAGAAACGCTCAGATACATCAATGTTTAATAAAACGATATTGAGACGTCTACCACCTTATTTTTATAAGAATGATTCAATTTTACAATTAATTGCCGAGTCAATCGGGACTAATTCTAAATTATCATTTTTAGACAATAAGGGTGATTATGTTATCGTTAACGAGTCCGCTGGTAATTGGAAAGAGGATGTATGGTATAGTAACGATACATACGAATCTTGCTCTATTGGATTCGGTGGCTATGGTGGTTATGGTGGATATGGATATACTTATTTTCCTGTCAATAAAAAGAAAAAGAAAAATAAGAAAATTCATTCCGGCGTTGTTCGATTTGAATGTCAAAGTTGTAATAAAAAATTGACAACCATATACGAACAAAATAATGGACTATGTGGAACCTGTGATTATGAATATACATTATAAATGATGTAGAAAATTAGGGAGTCTTTAATTAGGCTCCCTTTTTTTTTGCCCTAAATTAACTATACATAACACATAAAAAGATATTATGTATATATAGCACTCAACTATACATAACATCAAAAAAGGTATTATGTATATATAAAAAACACTTAATAATATAGCAAAATACGCACGTACTCCGAGGAGAAGCGCATTTTCTGGTAAAAACTAACTGTATTAGCGGCATTCAATTTCTGCAGCAGCACGCAAAGCAGCAAAAACTAGCAGCTAAACCAATCGGGTTATAAATATAACTATCAATATGCACGTAGGTAAACGTAAGTAGATACTATGCACGTAAGTAAGTAGGTAAGTACAGAGTATGCACGCAAGTAATATGCACGTAAGTAGGTACTTTATTGTAAAATAGTATGCACGTAGGTAGGTAACTAAAAAAAGATAAATTATTTTGGAACTTTTTAAAATCTCGTGCGTTATATATACTATATTACTACTATACTATATAGTAATTTAATTACTACTATATTACTACGTAATTACTATCCCCACTAAAGCACCCACCTAAAAAAAACATTTGCATCTTTCAAATATTATTTTTAAGCTTGTGTAGGTACTATTGTAAAACGCAATAGATTAGGTAAAACAAAAACAAATGGAGTAAGGTATGGTAAGAATATCAAATAAAAACGGCTCGGATTTTACAACAGACAAAGACGAGTTTACAGGTTCAAATACATTTTCAGAGTGGAACGAAGGTAAGTATGTTGTTTACTCTTATGGTAGACATTTTCCTATGTATGTTTACAAAGGTAAAACATGGTATGAAAACTCGGATAAGTATAGCGTATCTACAAGTAAACAACAAACACAGTTAAGACCAAAGATAAATGGTTTTGAGTTTGGTTTTATAAAAAAGACAACTGAAGAACTAAAGAAAATAATAAAGGGGTAAGTAATGAAAAACAAAGTAACTAAAAAAGAATGTATGGACGCAATAGAGTATCTATGGGGTATGGGATATACTTTAGAAATGACTAGCGACAAAAGACATTATACAGAAATACTTTTAAAAAAGGTAGCCAATATCTATAATATTAAATTATCAGATAAGGAGGATTAGATGAAATGGACTTGTATAACGTGCGAACAATCAACAGAAGAAGAATTGTTTGACTTGTCAGAGCGTCAATGTTTTGATTGCATTGAAGAAGATTGGGAATTATATTTAGATGAGAGAGATGACGAGGAAAGAGAACACTATGAAGAACATACGCACGTAGATGCTGATAATTTCTAGCATTGGATAAAGAAGAATATCAGTATCGCTTGGATAATTCTTACAGGGTTGCTCAATCAATCATGGGAGTAAGTCGTGTTTTGAAAGAGCAACTCTTGAGAATTGGTGCGAAAGCATGGAGCGAAATGAATAACAATGAAAAAGTTTTGTTGTTAAATGCTCTTAGACGTGTTTATAATAAAGAATTTAAAAAATAAAATACGGAGGTAGGTATGAAGGTATTAATAGCTTGTGAAATGAGTGGTATTATCAGAGAGGCTTTTAAAAAAAAGGGTCACGAGGCTTGGAGTTGTGATTTGATGGAAACAGAAATACCAAGCAAGTATCATATTCAAGATGATGTAATGAATCACTTAGACAAAGGATGGGATTTAATGATAGGTCATCCTGTATGCACGTATATATGTAGGAACAGGGCAAGGCTAAACAAGATAGAAAAGAGAGAGATAGATACAAGTTTGTTTATGGGTTTGTTAAATGCCGATATACCAAAAATATGTATTGAAAATCCTGTTCCAAGTAAACAGGCTGGTTTACCTAAGTACGACCAAATAATACAGCCTTATCATCATGGGCACGACCATTCTAAAAAAACGTGTTTATGGTTAAAAGGTTTACCTAGATTAGAGCCAACTAAAATAGTTGAGATAACATATATTACAACAAAAAATGGACATAGGTATACAAAAGGTTGGTACAAAACCCCTCGAAATTCTATTGCAAGAAGTAGAACGTTTCAAGGAATAGCAGATGCTATGGCAAACCAATGGGGATAATTAGTTTTAAACAAAGGAGTGAGTTATGTATGTAATAGTTTATGGTACGTTGAAACAAGGTGGTAAGTTTCATAAATATATGGAAGGAGCAACGTACGTAGAAGATGTAAAAGTAACAGGATATAGAATGTATGATACAGGGTACGGATACCCTTGTGTAGCGAAAAGCGAAGGTTACTTTTTTCATGGAGAGTTATATAAAGCAAGTGAAACAATAATGAAAACATTAGATATTGTTGAGGGCGTTAGAAGTGGTCTGTTTAAAAGAAGAAAGGTATCATGGGCAGATGTTATTAGCGATTCACTTGGAGAGGATGCGACCATTTACGTTGTAGGCAAGACAAGTATGTTGAGTGGTTTTCACAGTAAGCCGATTTTAGATGGTTTATGGAGGCTGGAAAATGGAGATGACAATGTGGTAAGCGTCAAGAAGATGTTGAAAGATATTAAGTCAAAAGTAACCGAAATATATGCTTTTACAGAAGGTGTTGAAGTAGACCTAGGTGAAGAGTTATTATTACAACAGTTAAAAAGAGTAAGCGTTAGTGTTGAACAGGTAGCTACATACATAAGCGACAATATATCAAAAATGGAAAACGAAAATGGCTAAAGAAAAAAAAATAACTGCTGAGGAAAAGTTCACGTTGGTACTAGAACAAAACGAACAGTTGTTAAAAGAAATAGAAAACTTAGAAATAGAATTATATGAGTACAAACAAATATTTGATTCTATTATTAAGAAGTTTGGAAATGATGTTATGAAAATGTTTACGGAGAGAGAAAGGGATGAGATTACAAAAAAAGAACTCCCCAACTGAGAGCAAGATATTGCTTTTGCTTGGTATGGAGGGATTAGATAAGAAAAAAGTATTTTTTAATAAAACAGATACAGCTAATATGTTTATATATGATTTATGGAGTCCATTAAAAAAGAGAACAATAGATTATATAAAACAACATTGTAAACTACAAATAAAAGAAGTTGCTTGGATGTCAAAAAAAGGTTGGATGTGTTATTATATATTTAGTTCATAAAATTCTTGGTTGATGAACGTAAGTATAATAAATTTTAATGCTTTGGGTGGTAGTAAATACTCACAATCTCTTTCCTTAATTTATGTAAATCCACCCATTAAATTATGAAAAACTTAAAAAAATGCTACAAGTGTAAAGAACAATTACACATACGTTTTTTTAATAAGAACGCTCGTAGAAGTGATGGTTTTCAATCACAATGTAAAGAGTGTCAAAAAGAAATATCAAGGTTTTATTATAAAAACAACAGAAAGACCTTAATAAATAAAATAACAGCAAATAAAAGAAAGAGAGCTTTAAATAATTATATAAAAATTGTTACAGAATATTTTTCAAAACCCTGTACAGATTGTAGAAAAAACTTTCATCCGGCATCTATGGTTTTTGACCATACAGGTATAGATAAAAAACATAAATTTATAAAAGCAGAAGGTGTTTTAAAGTTGGTTAGAGAAGGTTATAGTTGGAAAGTTATTAGTAAAGAGATACAGAAATGCGAACTAAGATGTCAGAACTGTCATCATTATAAAACATCAAAGGAACGCAACTATTGGGAGGAAATAAAAGACCTAATAGAGGATTTTTTTTCATTGACAAAAAAAATAAATTTAGTATATTCTACAAGCTTATTAGACGATTATTCTTATAATAAGAAAAAGAAAGAGTTAAATAGTAAGTATAAAAAACTTATGAGGGTTAGGGTAGAAAAAATTTCATTACAAAATAAATAAACACGAGGGCAGCCTAGTACCTACCTTACCCCACAACTACTATACCTCACTAGGTTGTCCTCAAAACATTAGGAAAGAGATGTTTGATACTTATAAAAATATAGAGAAAAAGTTGTTATGTGTTGTGGAAGGTTTACAAGATAAACTTACAGGGGATAAGGATATGGATATATTAATTAAAAAAGAAATTAAAGGTGTTGAAACAACTTTAAAAATTATTAGAAGGGAGATGTCTAAAGAATTACTTGAACTTGACAAATGGGCAACAACTTATATGTTAAGGAGGGATGTGAAGTGATTAACATTATAGATATATATGACAAGTACATAGCTAAGGTAAACTCTAGTCATCAAAAGAAAAGATACTCTGAACACAAAGAATGGTATCACGCATCTTCTTCGGGTATGTGTATGAGAAAGCACTACTTTCAACACGTTGCAAAAGTTAAGCCAAGCGAAATAGATAAAAACACATTAAGGCTATTTAGGCTTGGAGATGTTGTGCATCAAGATATACAGAGTGCCTTAGGTGAATATGCTCAAGAAAACGGCACTCAAATATTTATTGAAAAAGAAATAAAAATACCAGAGGTAAATGTAAGGGGGTTTTTAGATATTATTGTTGTAGATGATGATGCTTTGTATGACATAAAAACCTGTAACTCATTTAAATGGAGTAAGTTGTTTGGTCGATTTCCAGACAACAACCCATCTATTAATTACTATTTACAATTAGGTACGTATGCTTGGTGGTATGAAAATACATACAATAAAAAAATGAAAAAGTTAGCTTTGATATATTACAACAAAGATACATCAAGAATGAGAGAGAAGAGTGTAAGTGTAGAATATATTAATGAAGCTAAGAACTATTGGTATAGTTTAAAAGAAAGATTTAAAGTAGGGAATCCATCAATAGAGTTAGGTGTTGCACCAGCCTACTCATGGGAATGTAATCCTAAGTATTGTGGATTTTATAAGGTATGTGGTGGTGGTTTAAAAAAAGAAAAAGAGAGTGAGTTATGAGTCAAAACAAAAAACCCGATTGGGATAAAATAACAGAAGGAAAGATAAGGCATGGATTTGCAGTTGCCGCTTTTGAAGGTCGTATGAAGTTAACAAAAGAGTTGACAGTTGAAATAAATAAATGGGTTAGGTATGTGGTAGATGGCAAAATTGACGAGGTAGAGTCAAAGCCTGTAACCCAAAACAGAACTATACATAAAACTGATAGTGGTCATATTTCTAATGCGTTAAAAAACATTATGCCTAAAAATATAGTTGAACAAACAAATGAAGAAGTTGAGATTAGAAGTATAATAGAAAAGAATATTCAAAGATTAAGTGAGGACAAGCGTAAGGCTGTACTAGAGTCTTTGGATAGAGGGGATATTAACAAAGGTAACATAGCAGTATGCTTGGAGAGAATAAATGCACTTGCAAATGATAAGAAGTAAACAGATAAATGTAGGGAATCATACCGCTAGAATTGTGGATGTTGCTATAAATAAAAACGTGAGATTTGGTAGGTATATAGCTGATGTCATAAAACCTATTTATGCAGTTGGTGATTCTAAAATAAAAGACAATGGTATTTTTCATTACAAAAGAGAACAGGGGTTTCTATACGAACCTAAGAAAAATTGGGGATACTTTAAGTTTTTAGATATTATGAAGATTAAAACAATTTATCCTGTTGATAGCATATTGATTGGAAAGATTGTGTTGTTAGAAGTATATCAAAAGAACTTTACTAATCAATTTGATAGTTATGTTAAGTATCCTGTTGGTAGAGCAATTAAGGTAATAAAAGCACCATTCTAGGAGGCAATATGAAAAATCCAAAAAGAGTTAGGCAAGGCAGAAGAAACAGGCAGAGAGGTGCGGAGTTACAAAGACAGGCTGTTAAGTTAGCTAAGGAGTTTGGTCTTGAAGCCTACAATAGAGATAGGGGTGGTGCTCAACATGAAAAAGGTGATATAGAGATTGAGGGTAGATACTACGGCTGCAAAAGAAGAACTAGAATTGCAAGTTGGTTAAAGCCGGAAAAAAACGAAGATGGTGTTGTCGTTAGAGAAGATAGGGGTAAGCCTTATATTGTTTTAGATTATGAGTTGTTTATTAATCTAATTAGTATAATGAAAGAACTTAAGGATGTATAATCCAAAGTTTGATATTGATTTAAAGTTTGGAGAAGTTTACGAAGATGGTTTAAAAAAACTGTTATCGTCTAAAGGAAAAATAGAAGTAAAAACTGAAAGAGATATGTGGATAGAAACAGGAAATATAGCGATTGAAGTTAGATGTCGTGGTAGAAGTTCTGGGTTGTCTGTAACAGAATCCGATTGGTGGTTTCATATTTTATCTGAAAGTGGTAAGGTTAAAGCTATGTTGTGTTTTCCTGTAACAGTTTTAAAAACTACTTGCAAGTATTTACTAAAAGAAAATAAGGCAAAGCTTGTAATGGGTGGAGACGATAATCAATCTCAAATTTTATTAATACCTATTAAAGAGTTAATAGGTTCAGTAGGAGAAATTTTTTAACAAAAAGGGTGTTAGGTTTTTTAATGAAAGATATGACAAATCATATGAAGCCTCTTTCTAAATCGTGGTTGGTTGTGAAAAATCTAACACCTTAAACAATAGGAGTTGTACAATGGCAAAAACATACGAGTTGAAAGACAACAGTATGAGTCTGTTAAAAAACGGATACAAAGAAGATGGAGATAATAGACCGGATTTTACAGGCGAGGCTAAAATCAATGGAGTTGAAATGAAAGCATCTTTATGGATTAACAAAACAAAAGCTGGAAAAACCAATTTAAGAGGTAATTTCCAACCAAAAGATGAAAATAGTTTTGCTTCTAGCAAAAAATCTGATGATGACTTGCCATTTTAGTCTGTAAAAAAAAGAACGTAGGTGTAGGGGAGTAAAACCCCCTACATCTTAGTTTAAATTTTAATCGAACATTTATACCTAAATTAAAAGAAACGAGCATATACGCTAAATTAGACCATGTTTTTTTTAGCAAATTTAAAAAAAAGGCAGATTATAAAGAAAAAAAGTAAAAAACCTGTTATTGGAGATAGTATTAAAAATATTGTTGTTAGGGAAGGAATATTTGCAGATGTTATGTTGGGTAAAACTCATGCAAAAGACCCAAAGCATGATATTGAATTAGTAAATTTTAAAAAAACAGCAGACAATACAACTTTTTTTTGTAAGGTATGTCAAAAAGTTTGGGAGTATGAATTTCACTCTTATAGAATAAAGGGAAAGAAAACTAAAGTAAATTACTATAGTAATATTCCAAAGTATAAAAAGAAAAAAAAGGTTTGTGATTATTGTGAAAAAAAAATTTAATGATTATAGTTGGATTTTTAAAGCGTTAGATAATAACAATAATTATTTAGTAAAGAAAAAACAGATAGGTGTAAACACTCATAAAAAAGAATCTAATATATTAAAATATTGTGAAGATTGTAAGCGTGTTTGGGAAATAGGTTATACAAGTTCAATTCATTCTTATGGTCATTTACCTACGCTTGGTTTACCAAGAAAAAAGTGCAAGGTATGTAAGGGTATTGAAACAGGTTTGAGGGGAAAGTCAAAAAGATATAAGAAAGATGAAGGATAAATACAACATAATATCTATTGATGATGCAATAGGCTGCGTAAAACAAATAATAAAAAAAGATAAAACTTACAACACTACTTTTATAAAATTATTATTACATAAACTTGAAGATATGATGATTGAAGCATCAGCAAATTATATAATTGAAAATTCTAAAATGCACCCAGATGTCAAAGACTTAGTTAATGTAGTTAGTTTGAAAAAAACAAAGAAGAAAAAACCTGTTTCTTTAGAACAAAGAAAAGAAAAGTTTGTTTCTAATTGTAGGTATATTTCTTGGGAAATAGAAAACATATCTTATAATCAAGTAACTAATTTTATTGACTATTGGACAGAAAAAAATATTTCGGGTAGGCTTATGAAATTTGAAATGCAAAAAACATTTGAGATTAAAAGAAGGCTTGTCAAATGGAGAGATAACAATAAAGAGTGGAGCGTTGATAAAAAGAAAAAATATATACCAATAGAGTCAAGATTTACAAAAGTAAAGTCTCAACTGTATTACAAGGCTTGGTGTTCTAAGTGCGGTAAGGTAGAGATGCCATCAAATAAATGGGAACTCCAGAAAGGTTCTACTTGTTGTGCAGTTGAGTATAGTCCAACAAAAATAAAATAGGAGTATTTATGAAAGCCAAAGCTTATAAAAAATTTAGAGAAGATTTTATAACAGAAACTTTTGAACTTAGTGATGCAAAAAGAATTGAATACACAGAGGGTAATCAAGAATTAGATGTTCATACAAACTTTAGAAAAATAGGAGATGAACTAAATTTAAACCCTGTAAAAGTTTTAGCTGTATATTTAATTAAACATTTTAAATCTTTAATGACTTTCTTTAAACTTGGTAGAACTTTTAGTAACGAGACTTTGAGGTCTAGGGTAAGTGATATAATAAATTATCTTATCTTGCTGTTAAGTTACTTACACTACGAAGATATGAAAGAAGGTGACGATAGTCCAGAGAAAAGATAGGAGTTAATATGACTTGGTTTTACATAATGGAAGTTTTACAAACACAAGCTTTTGATACAATTATACAAACAATAATGTGGGTATCTTTGTGGATTTTTGTTATTATCAGATTAAATAGAATAGAAAGTAAATTGTAATGGAGTGGATTTTTATAATGATATATAAAATGGTTACAAGAAAAACACCAATTATTATAACTTCACTCCTTTTTCTTTTAATCGTTTTTCATATTTTTTTCTAAGTCTGTCGTAAATAGCATTTACATTTATATCGCTGTCAGTCAAAGGATTGTCTTTATTGGATTCGTTCCAAGCGTTTAAAAGTTTACCAGCTTCTTTAGGCTGCTCATTGATAAGAGAGTCTAATATTCTACCTTTTATAATACCTTTTCTATATCTTTGATACGTTTCTCTTTGTCCGGGTGTTTCAAATCTTTTGGCAAATCTTCTAGCAACTGTACCAAAAATAGGAGCAACATATTTAGGTGCTCTAGCGTATGCTCCAACCCCAAAATCATTTAAGTCTTTATACATTCTGGTAAAAGCATCTACTGCTTTCATTGTGTCTTGATATATTGCTGGCTTTACTAAAAACTCAATAGCTCTTAACTTACTTTCTGATGCAAAAATATCAGCAACAAAACCCATAGCACCAACAGTAGCAACATGGTCAAGAAAATCTGACCAAGTATATTTAGACATATCTGTATTAACAATACCTTCTTTTACAATAGTTTGTTCGGGCAACCCTGGTATAAACAATCTGTTTTCATCATATACTATTTCATCAGCTAAAAACATATTTAAAGCTTTTTTAGACCAAACTATAAACTGTGCACCTAATGCTCCACCAGCACCCAACCTTAAAAGGGGAAGCATATTGCCTCTCGCAAAATCCTTAGCTACGTTTTCTCTAACCCAATTAAACTGTTTGTACCCAAATCTTTTAAATAAAATAAAAGGTCTAAATCTAGGGTCATTAAAAAACAAAGGGTCGTTTAAAACATTTCTTTGTAACTGTGCATCTCTGGAAAACCTATACATAGTTTCAAGCATTTGTTGGTCAGATATTTTTTTAGTGCCCGGTTGTATACCTAGCTCTTGTAAATTTTTACTTGCCCAGTTTCTCCTAGCATTGAAACTTAAACCAGCCATCCCCATCAAGTCTCTACCTTGACTTGTTTTTAATAAACCTTCAATATATAATTTACCAGCCGCTGCTGATATCCTTTATCTTTCCCTCTCTCC